CGATCGCGCTGCCGATCTTGCTGAAGATAGCCACTGCGCCATCGTAGAGCCTCTTAAAGAATCCAAGGATGGGCTTCACGTAATAGTCCATGTATGCCCTAGCGCCAGCTCTTAACAGCTCACCAATCTTGTTAAAGGCTCCGCCAATAAAATCTACTACCGCCTTAAAGGCTGCGCCAATCTGATCACGAAATGCGTAGATCGCAACGCCAGCTGCAACCAGCAGCGCCACGATGCCAACTGGGCCAGTGATCAGAACAATAAACGCCGTGGCAATGCCAGCAATGATGCTGCCTGCACTGGCTAATGCGCCGCCTGCCGCGAACAGGCCAGCAATCGCGCTGCCGATCGAGACGATGGCCGAGATAGCTGGTGCCAATGCAACCAGCGCCGTGAGCAATCCGCCGATCACCAGCAGCGTGGCCTGCACCGGCCGCGGGAGCGCAGTGAATGCTTTGATGATGCCGACAATGCCCTGCGCAATGCTTGTAATTGCAGGCAGCAGTGCCGTGACTGCTTCGTTAAATGGTCCGCTCAGGCTGCGGCCGATTGCATTCAATGAATCATTGAACTCATCAGCTGACTTCGCCATGTCGCCAGAGATCGTGGCTTGATATTGCTCAAGCGCGTCGCGGCCTTGATTCAACATTGGAATCAGCTCAACGCCAGACTTGCCGAATAGCTGCATCGCTAACGCAGACTTCTCAGCGCCGTCTGGCATCTTGGCGAAACGATCGGAGATCTCAAGCATTACAGCATCAAGGCTGCGAACCTTGCCCTGTGCATCTCTGGTGGCAACACCGATGCCGGAAAGCGCCTTGCTGGCGGCAGAGCTTGGATCGGTGATGCGCTTGGCAAGTTGCCCCATGCCCTTGGCGACGCCTTCAATGCTGCTGCCGCTATCCTGCGCTGCCTGCCCAAACCTGCTGAGCGATTCCACGGCCACGCCAGTGCGCTGGCTCATGTCATTCAAATTGTCTGCCGCATCAATCGAACCCTTAGCGATTGCGGTCAGTCCAGCAACAGCCCCAACTGGCAGCAGCGCACCCATCAATCCACCGATGCCCTTGGCGGCCTGCCCCATGCGGCCGAGGCCGCCGCCGACTGCTCCGGCTTGTTTGTTCAGATTGCCAAGGCTGCGGCTGAGACCGTCGATCTCGCCCTGGCCTTGAACATCCGCCTTTACCTTAAGGATCGCGTCAAGCTTCACGGCTAGCCAGTCGCAGGATTTCAGCCTCGATGATCTGCAGATCGCTCAACATCGCAGATTCATCCGCCACTGACCGCAGTCTAAACAGCCACGCCACTGCGCCATAGTCCAGGCCGATCAGTCCGCCAGGGCCGGTGCGCCATTGCGTCTGGCAGTCGAGGAACATCATCAGCGCAGGCCACGCATCAGGCTCAACCTCGAAGTGCTCAGGTTGGCCGGGTTCAAACCCGACCACGCCAAGCACCGCGGCATCGTCTGCGGTTTTATCGATCACGCCGCCCTTGACCCAATACTGAGCGGCGTCCTTTAGTTTTTTGCTTTGTTGCCGGTGACACTTTCGAAGTACGCCACCACAATGGCGCTGGCGACTGCCGGGATATTCAGCAGCTCAGTCTTGCTGGCGGCAGTGAATGGCACATCCTCGCCGTCCTCATCCTGCACATTGCTCCAGCCGGCCAGTACCTCATCAGCTACCGATTGGTCGGTCAGTTCGATGCCATCATCGCCGCGCTGCTTTGCCCTAAACAGGTCTTGGATCTCGTTGATCCGCGTCTGCGCCAGTCGGTTGAACCGCGCATCAAAGGTCTGCTTCTCATAGCGCCCGCCATCAATCGGCAGGCGCAGTACCACCGGCCACTCATAGGTGGCCGACTTCTTCAGGACAAATGCCATGCAGGATCAGGAGAAGGTGATCGAGACTTCATCGTTGCCGGCGCCGGTCGGGATTGCCACGTAGGGCAGGTTCAGCATTTGCACGCCGTCCTGGTCAGCATAGGTCGGGTTGCTGATGTCCACCTTGGGCGCCACCAGCGAGACCCTGTTGCCAGCGGTTGTGCCATGTAGCAGCGTCAGCACGCCGGTGGTGTCGTTGTTGGCAATGGCGAAATAGTCCTTTGTGGCGATCGACACAGCCTCGATCATGCACTCGCCGGATGGCGCCCGGTTGGTGATCATGATCTCCTTGGTGCAGCCAACCAGCTCGCGGTAGACCAGCTCGTTGGCCATGTCAAGGCTGAGCGACTGCAGGCAGCCGGCATAGCTCAGAAAGCTGAACGTGCTGCTGTTGCCCGGCTTGAAGATCAACGGGTCAGCCTGTGCGGTATAGGTGCTGGCTGGCGCCGCCGTGTCAGTCGGTGCGTTGTAGATCCCGGTGAACTCGAAATCAATCGTCGGGATTGCTCCCACCTCAGCGCTCAGCGAGAATGTGCCGCGGCAGCCGGTGGCCTTATGCAGCACGCCATCATTGTTGTAGTAGATGGTGACGCTGTCGAAGCTGCTGCTGACTGGCTTGTAGCCGACGTTAGCGGCGATGCTGTAGTTGCTGCTGGCGCCAGGCGTGAAGCTGGCGGTAGTGGCCTGCACCGTTGCCACCTTCGTGCTGCCCACGTAGTCAGTGATCACGCCGGTGCCGCCCGATCCGGTGCCGCTGGTGATGCTGATGATCATGCCAACGTAGGCATCATCCGTAGCGCTGGCGCCTGCCGCCAGGGTGATGCTGCCAGCAGAGCCTGCCGTAGCGGTGCCGGTGACTGCAGAGCTGGTTGTGGTCTCGGCCATGCCGCACGCCTTCAGCAGGGCGCCGAATCGCGGAGCTGTAGCAGCAGTGCCGGAGCCGGTCAGCTCAATCTGGAAGTTGATCAGCACGCGCTGGTTGGCCAGCAGCTGGTCGCTGTTGCCCAGCCATGGCCGGATCAACTCGCGGCTGACGACATCCGACTCAAGCGGCGTGACATCAATCGAGCGGACCAGCAGCGCATCCGTCCCAGCCGGGCTGGAATCAGTCGCGTACGTTGCCTCGGTTTTTACGAGAAGGAGTTGCTTGCGTGTCAGCAGTGCCATCGGGAGCAGTCTCGGGTAAAGGTGCAGCCGGCAGCCTTACGCCGGTTTCAGGGTCCAAGACGTATGAGCCGCCTTGGCCGTGGTATTCATCCAACATGCTAGCGATGATCAACCTGTTGCCAGATTAGCGACTGCTGTGCGATACCTGATCAGGTAATCACACGCGATCACTCCTGCGGGCTGGTCCGCTTCGATCATGTCAAACTGCACGCCGCGTGGCTCAATGCTCATGGCATAGCCGCCAATGGTTTGATCGGCCATTACCTTGGCGTGCAGGCTTTCGATAGTCGCATCCGCCTGCTGGTCCGGGATGATGCCCCGCACAATCACAGCGATCCGCACCGTCAGGCTCCAGTCGGTTTTGCAGAAGCTCACGTCCGTGTTGGCCTGGTCCGAGATCGGCTCCACCACAATGGCCGGCGACTCGCCGCGTGCGATCGGCTCCACCCTGCTGCGGTAGATGCGCGTGCTGACGCCTGTCGTACCAGTTAGCGACGATGCAATAGTGGCCAGTATGCTTTCGCGGCGTGTTGTCATGGCTCAGGCGCTGGCGACTTGGGTGATTGTGCAGATGATGCCAGGGATGGCAGGATTCGATGCACCGGCATCCTCGGCGTGAATGTAGACGTTCAAGTTAGTCGCAGCCCACATCAATTCGATGTAGTCATTAGCGGCTAGCTCCAGCACGAAGTTGACGGTGCCGATCACATTGCCATGCACGCCGCCATGGCTTGAAATGATGCTGAAGCGGCTATCCGAGTTGGCCACATCGCCAGGCGTGCCACTGTCATTCTTGCGCAGCCAGACATTGGCATCATGAATCTGCGAATCGCTATTGCTGAATTGGATAGAGAATGTAATGCTATAGATGCCGGGATACAGCACCGTGATGCGATTGTTTGATGCAATCGCAATGCCATAATTGGCAAGATCACCGGACCGCAGAAAGATCGCAGTTGGCGTGTTGATCGTGGCTACATAC